CTTGGTGAGCCAGATGATATAAGTGTTCCTTCTATAGCTTTTTGGCTAAGAACCAACATTGGCTCTTTAAATGTGCTCTTAAATAAACCTTACACTATTAATGCTTCATCTCTTGAAGTAGAAGACACATCAACTGATCCATTTGGTATAAATGAAAAAGTAATATTTAAAAAATTATATACAATACATTATTATGATCGTCAATTAAGAAAAACTCTTGTTAGCGTTAATCTAGATAGTGTTGTTAGCATTTCTGATGAGGGTAGTTCTGTTACAAAAGTAAATAAAAATGAATTAAGCAAAACTTTTGCTAGTATTAAAAAGCAAGAGATGCTTGAACTATCTGATATGCTCAAAGCTTATTCAATTAATGAGATCACTCCGTTGCAAGTTGCAGGAGACGATACAATTCCTGGATTATCAACTGAGGGAGATCAATCTGTTAATATCTATAATAGGTCAATATAATGCCAAGCCTTCTTTCAGATATAGAAATCTCAAATGCAACAGGAGTAATGGGTGATCTTTTTGATACATTCTCTAGGCCAATCATAGTCTACAAAGAACCAAAAAAGATAATTAATCAAGTTTCTACAAATAGCCTTCCTGGATATGGTGAAGGAGCAATTAAGCAAAATATAACTTATATTCCTGTTAGTGGCATTTTTGAAGCTAAAGTAAAATATAATCCAAAACAAGAACTTGAACTCTTACCAGAATTAAAAAGTAGAGTTAGCAAAGGCATAGTAAAAATCAGAGTTCAAAGAGAAGCTAGAGATTTTATTGTTAAAAATGGTAAAACAGAAAAAATCATGATTGACAATAAACCATTTAATGTTGTAACAGATGATACTATGAAGCGTTTTCTTACATCTGAATATTTTGTTTTCTTCTTAGAGGCTGCATCATAATGAAATTTAAATTAAATAGAAACGCACTATCTAAATCAGTATCCACAAATCCAAGAGTTGTGAAAGTTATTCGCGAACAAGTAAAACAATTAGTAGAAGAATATGTAGAAAAAAATAAACAACAAATGGTAGATGAATTTGAGAATCATCCTGTAACAAAAGAGATTGATAATGGTCCAGAAGCAGCAAATATATCTAATACTCTTGGTGGTGAAGGAAATCTTTTTAGTTATATTGGTTTTAATGATAGCGATAGTCCAACAGAAATCATAAAAGATATTCTCGTTAATGATGTAAGAGTAGAGAACAAGCCTACTATTCAATCTGTTGGTAAAGATTTAAAAATAAGTTTTCCCATATCTGGACCAACTTTAAATGAAATAGAATCTGCTACTCCTATGCCGTTTGAAGGTGGCAGAAGTTGGGTTCGCGGAATTGAAAAGGGCATTTCTGGATTTAGTTATTACATATTTAAAAAATATCTTAAAGGTAGTCGTTCTGGCACAGGTTTACAGACTGAGTCTGAAATTCGTACAGGCTCATTTAAACCTACAACATATATGTCAGCAATTTTAAAGAAATTTTATTCAAAGGTTAATGCAAAATTTAATATATGAAAGCTCAATTTGAAAACATATTAATGAGTAGCATGATACTTTGGTTTGATCATACATTGGTCAAAAAGGGCGAAGCTTATTCTAATCATCATAGCATTTTTTATCCTATAACAAATATATATAATGGATATTATAGTTATGGCGCACCATTTAGAAATTTAATAAGAGATGAATCTATTCCTGGCGCAAATATTATAAGTGGTGTTTATATTAATAATACATTTATTACTACTGGTCAAAGTGGTCTTGTAGCTATTAATGCAGATCAAGGTCAATTATATTTTGATACTGATCAATCCTCTGAGACTATAAGCGGAGCTTATGCTGTTAAAGATTATGGTATATATCTTACTAACGAAAATGAAGAAAAGATATTATTTGAAACTAAATTTAATTTAAATCCAAAGACATTTGAAAGTCCTAGTGGTTTACCTATTAATTCTCAAACATATCCAGCAATTTACCTCAAAAATAATGGTGGTAATAATGAACCATTAGCTTTTGGAGGACTAGATAGTACTAATATTAATGTACGAGCCATAGTGATATCAGACTCTATATTTAGTATGGATGCTGTAACCAGCATATTTAAAGACTCTGTTAGAACATATATTCCTTTGATTCAGCCAGAAGAGATGCCTTTTAATAGCTTAAATGGTCTTAAATCTGGCTATAATTACGACCTTTTAACCACAGGTAGAGCCGGTAGCTCTAATAGCGTATATATAAAAAATATATATATTAGCAAAAATGTAGTTAATAGAAGTCAATATCAAGATCTTAATCCAGATGCAATATCTTCTTTTATTGATTTTGAGCTTGAAACTTATAGATATCCAAGGTCATAATATCAAAAAAATAAGTTGAAATACTTAAAAATAAGTGTAAATAAAGTAAATATAGGAGAATTTCAATATGGCAAGAAATAGAATTATTTATCAATCCGAAGCCCTTTATGTAGGACCAAGTCCAGCAACAGGCGACCATTATAGCGCAGGAAATACAGGTGCAAATCTAGTTAATCAATTGCATCGTATTCAAACTGCAAATTACAGTTTTAACATCGCTCGTCAAGACGTTAACCAATTCGGTGAATTGGCAGCTATTGATCGTGTTATTCTAGAGTCCCCAACGGTTTCTTTGGATTTCAGTTACCTACTAAACAGTTTCGCTAATGAAGAACTACTAGGTTTTGGTCCATTAGATAGTTATGATGTAACTTGTATCTCAGGTATCATTAATAAAACTGCTGACGAAAAGAATTACTTTATTCGTACAGTAGGTGAAGGCGTAGACGCTCTCAATGTTGGTAGTGGTCTAGCTAATCAAAATGTTATTGCAATCGGAAACGGATTCATAACTTCTTATTCTACAGAAGCTTCTGTTGGTAATTTCCCAACAGTAACAGTTAACGTAGAAGGTCTAAACATGCAATTTGATGCTGGTGTTACCGGTAATCATATTCCAGCAGTACTACCTGCTGACGGAAGTAAAATCACAACCAAGCAATATGGTCTAGATCCAGTATCCAGATCTGTTGGCGCAGATACAGTCAGTGCTCTTCGCCCAGGCGATATCACATTTGATCTTGGTTATGCTGAAGGTGGCGTTAGTATTGATGACGCAAAAATCCAAAGCTATACACTCAGCTTTGATCTTGCTCGTGAGCCACTCCAAAAGTTAGGAAGTAAATTCGCATTTGCCAGAGAGATCACATTCCCAGTAACCGTTAATCTAAGTATTGATGCTCTACTTGGTGATCTAACCACTGGTAATCTTGCAGATATTATCTCTACTGACAAAGACTATGATCTACAGATTAATATCAAGAATCCAAGTACTTCTGATCTTCAAGTTTCTTACAAACTAGAAAAAGCTAAACTAGACAGTCAAGAATTTAGTAGCTCTATCGGTGATAATAAAGCCGTAACTTTAACATTCTCTACTCAAATCGGCGGTCCTTCTCAAACAGATCGCGGTTTGTTCATGAGCGGTGTAAAAGACTAAGAATACTTAATATATATATAAAATACCCCGTCGAGTTCATCTTGACGGGGTATTTTTTTGGTGTAATATAAAGTAAGGAAAAAGGTAAAATATTATGGATAAAGGTGACCCTAAAATTAGGGAATATGTATTATTCCAATTTAGAAGAAAAATAACAAATTTATATAAACATTGTCTTTTTATTCTTGAAGATGCTGTAAATTCAAACTATAATAACATGAGTAATGAATCTTACCAAAAATATCGTAAAAGAATATTGGATCATGGAAATGATACTATCCGCGAGATAGAGGAAGAACTAGAAAAATTTGATTTTAATTTAAAATGAAAAAAATGATTTTCAAATATTCGGAAGAAGCTGTTATTCGTAATAATCTTGAATTGCAATCAATTCAAAGATCTCTTAAAGAATACGGAGTGCTAAAGCCTACTTTCGAGGTAGTAACAAGCCCTAATTTTTTAAGTAGAAATTATGATAGATGGGATAAGGAAAAACAAAATAAATTTATATCCTTACTAGGTGGTAGGGTACAATTTAAAAAGGTTAAAAATTATATAGAATCAATTGAAAGGAACAAGGAATATGAAAAAGCTATTTGAGTTTATGGTGCCAAAAGAAGTTGAGGTCGAAGAAATTGAGATCTCTAAAAATGAAAAAGGTGAAGAAGTAAAAGTAACTAAAAAAGTTAAGAAGAAAGAGCAAGTCAAGGTTTTTCTTCGTAAACCTACTCGTTTACTTTTTGATGAAGCAGAATTATTCTATGGAGTTCGTTTGTCAGAAGGTATTAAAGCTGGTCTTCTTACGAGAGCTTTATTAGCAAAGAGATTCACTAATGATGGTGGAGTTCTCAGCGAAGACGAAAAGAATGTATATGCAAGTCTTTACATATCTCTTTTCGATAAGCAAAATGAGTTCCAAAAATTAAGCATCCGTGATGAATCAGAAAGATCTCCAGAAGAGAATAAAAGATATAAAGAAGTTATTGAAGAGTTAACTCAATTAAGAACTGAGATTCAAGACTTTGAAACCGCTCAAGCAAGTCTATTTGATCAAACAGCAGAAAATAGAGCTAGAAACAAAACTATTCTTTGGTGGGTATTACAATTGGCTTATATTGTTAATGACAAGGGCGAAGAAATTTCATTTTTTGGAGATGGAGATTATGATTCTAGACTAAGAATTTATGATGCCATTGAAGAGAATGGTACAGAATTTGAAAATCTTGTTTGCAGAAAATTAGCTTATTTTGTAAGCTTCTGGTATGTTGGAAGAGCTTCTTCTCAAGAGGAATTCGAAAAGCTTGCTGTTTTCTCTGTTGAATCTCCAGCAGTTGAGGAATCAAAAGACGCTAAAAAGTAATGAATGACACAAGACAGCTTAAAAATTGTATTCTCTGAGATAATTAAAGGATATTCTAAAAAGAATATTCAAGAGTTTGGAACATTATTTTTTAAGCACATAAATAATCAAGACTCTGCTGATATAGATATTTATAATCAGCAGTTTATAGATAAAGCTAAAAGCATGGGCCTTCCTACAGAAAAGGACCAAGAAGAATATCTAATTAAAGAAGATCTTTGGGAAGAGAAAAAAGATAAAAGGATTAAGGAACTAGAAAACTTTATATCTAATTTAAAGATAACTAAATCTAAATTATTTTTAAAAGCTCAGATAGATCAAGTCAATGAAGAGATCGATAAAAATAGTAGCGAGCTACAAGCTCTAAAGAAAGAAAAGAAAGATCTAATAGGATTTACAGTAGAGGATTATGCTTTTAAGAAGATAAATGAATATTATATGTATGTCTCTTTATTTAAAGATAAAGAGCTTGAGGAGAGATTCTTTAAAGAAGAAGATTATGATGAGCTAGATAATAAAGATATTATTAAATTAATTAAAAGTTACAATGATGTAAATATTAGATTTAATGATAGGAATTTAAAGAAAATAAGCATATCAGGATATTTTACTAATGTATTTTATCTCTCTAAAGATGATCCTTTTATATTTTACGGTAAACCTCTTACAGAATTAAGCTTTTATCAAATTGAACTATTTAGTTATGGCAAATATTTTAAGAATATATTAAGTCAAGCCAAAACAAAGCCACCAGAATATGTGATGGCAGATCCAGACCAGCTTGTAGAGTGGTTTGAAGGGTCTAAGAACGCAGAAGAAGTGCTTAATAAGAATAATAAAAATACAAAGGATAATGTTGCAACGAGTATAGTTGGCGCTACTACAGAAGACCTTAAAAGGCTAGGATTAAAGAAAGAAGAGAGTTCTTCTAATACTATTGATTTAAATAAAGAAGCAGCTAAGAAGGGTGGCAAACTTAGTATGGAAGACCTTATCAAGCTACACGGACTATAAAATAGATTTTAATTATAGCTATATATAATATATTTTTCCAATAAATGTGTAATTTATAATAGGAAAAAGGCATAAAATATGGCTGGAAATATAGGTGATGTACAGTTAAATTTGACAGCGAATACATCTCAATTAGAGAGAGATGTAGCATCAGCCTTAAAGCGACTAGAAAGTAAAGGATTTAATCTTGGCTCTGGAATTAATGCTAGAGCTTTTACTCAGCCACTTGGAAGAATAACTGGAGCAGCTAATGAATTTCAAAAATCGTTAGACGCATCTAATGCTCGTGTTATTGCATTCGGTGCTTCTGCTGGAGCAATATACAATGTACAAAGAGCTTTTACAGCACTTATTGGTAGCACAATAGAAGTACAAAAATCATTAACAGATATTAATGTAATTTTAAATGCAAGTTCAAAAACATTAGGCCAATTTGGAGATCAATTATTTGATATAGCAAAAAATAGTGGTCAAGCATTTTCTACTGTTGCTACTGCGGCAGGAGAATTAGCTCGTCAAGGTTTGACTTTAGAGCAAACATTAAAAAGAACAAGTGATGCATTAATATTAGCTCGTCTTTCTGGATTAGATGCTGCATCTAGCGTAGAAGCCTTAACCGCTTCAATTAATTCTTTTAATAACTCGGCGCTAGATTCAACTCAAATTGTTAATAAATTAGCAAGTGTTGACGCAGCTTTCGCGGTTAGCTCTGCTGACCTTGCAGAAGCTTTAAAAAGAGTAGGTAGTTCTGCTCAAGACGTTGGAGTTAGTTTCGATGAATTATTAGCTATTGTTGCCAGCGTTAATCAAACCACTGCGCGAGGCGGTGCAGTTATTGGAAACTCATTAAAAACAATTTTTACAAGAGTTCAAAGAACAGATGTATTAGATCAGTTACAAGCTCTTGGTATTGCAGTTAGAGATTTAAATGGAAATACTGCTCCTGCAATACAAATCTTAACTGGCCTTGCTCAAAAATTTGATCAATTAGGAGACGCTCAAAGATCTCAAGTTGCTGAGTTGGTCGGCGGCGTCTTCCAGATTAACGTATTGAAAGCAGCGTTAGGAGATTTAAGTAGAGAATATTCTATTTATGGAAATGCATTAAAAATATCTACAGGAGCTTCAAACGAAGCTATTAAAAGAAATGAAGAATTAAATAAAACTCTTTCAGCTTTGATTAACAGAACTGTTGCTAATCTAACTAAAGTGAGTAGTGAAATTGGAGGATTAACATTAGCTCCTGCGATAGAAAAGGTGCTTGGAAGTATTAATTTTGCTTTAGAAGGTTTTGATGTAAAAGGTGATGGCATAGGAAGTAAAATAGGTAAAGGTATTTTAGAAGGTATTGGTTCATTTATATCTGGCCCTGGACTAGCAATTCTTCTTGGTGTTTTTGCTAAAATTTTTGCTAACTTAAGTAAGTTCGTAGTAGATGCAGCTAGAGCCACTCTTGGATTGAACAAAGAAGCGCAAGTACAAGCTCAAATACAAGAAAGAATAAATAATATTTTAGCTCAAAATCCACAACTTGTACAGAATATAGTAAATAAACAAATATCATTATTGCAAGTAGAAAAAGATATTCTTACAGTTATTCAAGCTCAAAGTCAAGCTCGTCAACAATCAAGTGCTATTGCTGCAAATTTAGCTAAGGGTTTATCTGCTAGAGGCGTTACTGTTGAACAAGGAATGATAACTACTGGCAGAGCTAAGAGTCAAGGATTTGTTCCTAATTTTAATGCTAATAAAGAAATTATGGGAGCCATCTCTGGTGGATATATGCCAGGTCAAGTTAGATCAATGAATATTCCTAACTATGGTAGAGTAACATATAATACTGCTGAAGAAGTAAAAAGATTTCCAGGATTATCTCAACCAGGCATATTACCTCCAGAACAAAGCGAAGCAGGTAAAAAATATAAAGAAAAATTTAAAAATAAATATGGAGTTAATCCTTATGCAAATCAAGGATTTATTCCTAATTTTGTTGGAAGACCAACGACGAAAGCTCAAACTGATCTAATGATAAAAAAAGGTTATGTAAAAGCTTCTGGAAATGAATTACAACAATATCTCAAAACAAGAGAAGGTTCTGCAGAAGGCAAACAATTAGGAGTTGTAGAACAATATGGTTCATATTGGGTTCCAGAATCAAAATATAATAAATTAGTTTTTAGCTCAAAAGCTAATCTAGAAAGAATTGCTAAAGACCAAGGCGGAAGATATGCAAGACCATACGCTTTAGTATACCCAGGTTTTAAGGAAACCATGGCTTTTGAAACTAATGGTACTCCTAAAGGATCAAAAAATCCCATAGGTTTTTATGCAGTACCATTTCCTGGAGAATTAAAAAGTAAAAGAAATACGATGCTTGGTCCAGGCATATATGGAAATGCAATAAACGCTTTAGTTGAATCTTCCTCAAAATTTTTAACAGGTCTCGCTGGAGTAAGTCCACAAGTTGTAAAAACAGCAGAATTTAAAAGATATTTAAAAAGTAACATTTCTCAAGACCAAATCGGCAGTTTAGTTGGTAACGCATTTGAAGGAGGAATTTTAGCTGCATTAAATATTGTTCCATCTGATCGTACTCGTGTTTTAGATTTAACAGCTAAAGAATTAACACAGTTAGGTAAAACTTTTAAAATTCCATATTTGGCAAACCATGCTTATACTGGAGGAGGAGATTTTAAAAATTCTCTTTCAAGAGAAAATAGAAATAGTATGGCAGAAAAGATTATTAATAGTGGAATGGGCAAAGCATTTGGTTTTATTCCTAATTTTTCTCCATTAGATAGAGCTTTAAATACAGAAAATAAAATGGGTGGAAGAGGAGTACTTGATTACAAAGATGGAATAGGATTTTATGTAAGAGATGGTAAAACTCAACCAAATTTTGCAGCGGTATTAAGAGACCATCCAGAAGGAATAAAAAGTGCAATTCAAAATTCAAAAATGATGCAAGGACTTACAAATAGCTCCGCTGGATTTGTACCAAATTTTGCATTACCACAATCTTTAATGGCAAAATATTTTCAATACTTAGGTAAAACAGGATCATTAACTCAAGCCGTAAGACCAACTGTTGCAGCAGGTAGTTTAGGCACAGGAGCTTCTCAAGCTAATATAGCCATATTGCAAAAATCTATAGATAAAATAACTTCTGCTTTTGATAAAGGATCAATAGATGTACAAAAAGCTACTCAATTAATTTCTAATAGAGTTCAAACATTCTCTGGTGCATCTGGTAAAGGTTTAGATAAAATCGAAAAATCAATTACTGATACTTTATCTCGTAGAGAAGGTTCTGCTGGTAAAGGATTTGTTGGTTCTTCATTTGCAAGAGCCAGAGATTTAAATGCTAGATTTGAGTCTAGTAAATTTGGCAAATTTAGCGAAGGATTACAAAATAGAGCATTGCTTGCTTCAATTGGAGCTCCTATTATAGCTCAAACAGTAAAAAATTTAGCAGGAGACCAGTCTACAACAGGAAGAGTTCTTGGCGCTGGTGCAAGTGCGATTGGTGATGTAGCATCTTTTGCTGCAACTGGAAGTTTATTTGGTCCTATAGGTACAGCAGTTGGTGGTACTGTTGGTGTTTTAACAGCTGGTATTAAAATATACGATGCATTTTTTGATAAAACAAATGAATTAACAAAAGGCTTTGAGAGTGCAAGAGAAAATTTAAATCAAATGACCAGTGCTGTGCAGAATATTAATTCTGCTACAGAAGCTTTAGACAGATATGCTCAAGGTGATTTTGGCGGAGTAACAGATCCAGTAACAAGAGCTAATCTACAACAGAAAGCTGAAAATCAATTTGCAGAAGGTCTTGCAAAGCTAGATGAAGAAACTAGAAAGAAATTTTTACAGGCAAGAACAGAAGGCAGAACAGCAGATGCTCAAGCTTATTTAGGACAAGCTTTAGAAAGAGCTCAAAAGCAAGCAGCTGAAAGACAATCATTACTTAGCCTTTATGAATTAAGAAAATCTGGAGTATTTAAAACTGCTCAAAGAGAAGGTATCGAAGGCGCAGCAGCTCGTATGAGAATTCAGCAAGAAATTCAGCCTATAACTCAAGGGCTTAATGTGCAACAATTACAAGAGATATTAGCTGCTAATAATAAAGATCAAATAGAAGCAATATTAAAGACTGCAATACCAGGAAATACAGAAGATTTTTATAAAGGATTTGCAGATTTACTTGTAACTAATAAAGCTTCATTGAACGAGCAAATTCAAATCAAACAAAAGATAGAAGAGCAAAAACAGTTATTAGCTCAACAATTAAAAGAAGGTAAAGCTCAACCAATTACCACATTAGAAGGACTAAGAGCAAGATATACAACAGGCGTAGCACAAAAAAGTAATCTTGATTTAACTGGTGGAGTAAATTTTGGTCAAGGTGGAATATTTGAAGAACTACAGAAACAAAGACAAGAAGCTATCACAAATCCAGTAATACAAAACTTAACTGCATTAGGAGTAGAGTTTAATGATAGCGCTAAAGCTGCAGAATTAATGAATAGATTTCACGAAGAAGCTGCAAAGATTGGCGGAGAGTACAACAGAGGACTTATCAGCTTAACAGAAGCTTCTGGTAAATTAAAATTAAAATTTGATGAAATAATGCTCAAAGAAAACGCTGGAACAATGTTCTCTAAAGAAATCGCTGATCAGAACATGTCTATACGTAGAGAGAAAATTAGATATGGGATGTCTGGTGGACTTGATCCATTTGGATCTTTTATGGATGCATTTGGAGATAATGCAAAAACAACAGCAGATAAAATTAACATGTCCTTTGCAAATCTTGCAGAAAATATGCAAACAGGTTTTGAAGATGCATTTGGAGCTTTTGTTGATGGCACTAAAACTGCAGAAGATGCTTTTAGAGATTTTGCTTTAAATATTTCTCAACAAATTATTAAAGAACAATTTAGTATTGGACTTAGAGGCTTACTAGGAGGACTTGCTGGCGGTGGCGGATACGGAGGAACATCTGAAAGTGGATCTGGTGGTTTACTAGGAAGTTTATTTAAAGGATTTTTTGGTGGTGGATTTGCGAAAGGTGGAAAAGTAAGAAAATATGCTACAGGCGGATATGTTGATGGTGGAAGTGGAATCAGAGATGACGTACCAGCACTATTACAAGATGGAGAATATGTATTAAGAAAAAGCGCAGTAAATAAATATGGTTTAGGAATGTTAAATGCTCTTAATCGAGGAGGCAGAGTTAGAGGTTATGCCGCTGGCGGATCAGTAAGAAATTTATATGCTAATACATATGATTATTATGGTGCACAAGGAGAGTTATTAACTTCTCCATATTTACCAGAAGCATTTAAGAGAACTATAACAAGTCCAGAGGAATTAGGAAATGTTCCAGCTTTATCGGGCAGATTAAATATAGCAGATATTTTAAGTAGTAGAGCAGCTGTTAACGAAGAGAATCCAATGGTTGCGTTAAGAAATGAAAGAGCTTTAGGAATGCTTAATTATCAACAACAGGTAAGTAATTTTAAAACTGGATATAATGAACAAATGCGACAGGTTGAAGAAGCTAGGAAACAAGCTCAAGCAGAAGCAGATCGAATTAACTCAGAGAGAATGGCTGCTTACAATAGACAAAGAACAGGAACATTAATTGGTGGTTTATTAAGCGCAGGTTTAAGTGCTTTTAGTGGATTATCTAGCGCGGGATATTTAGGTGGAGGTATGCAGGGTTTATTTGGCGGAGGAGGTGGCGGTGGAGGATTTGGAAATACTTTATTTGGTGGAATAGAAAAGATAAGTAATTCTTTCTTAAATGCATTTATGGCTGGTGGTCAAAGCGGTGGAACAATAGGGGGATTTTCTAAAGATCAAGAAAAAATGATTACTGAAAGAATTGAGAGCGCTCAAACATCTGGACTTTTATCTCGACAAGATATGTTCAATAGATATCCTCAATTTGGTCAACAAACTTTTGGTTATCCAGGCGCATCTTTTAGTCCAGTTTCAACAACTGGTGGATTTATGTATAATGTAGGTCTTGGAGCACCTGCTGGTTTACAAACTACATATCAATCTAATCAAGATTTTTATAGAGTACTATCTGCAAGCCCTACTCCTCCAGTTGGTAGCTCTGCTGTTACTAGAGGATTAATGACAGTTGATCAACAAAGAATGGCAGCTTTACAATATTATTCTAATCCAAACATAAATCCTTTTGGATTTGCTAAAGGAGGATTAGTCAAAGGATATCAAATTGGCAATAGAGTAAGAGGCGCTGGATTATCACAAGCAGTTATAAATAGTATAATGAGATCAGAAGGAAAAATGGGTATTCAATCTGGCAGACAAGAATACTTCGGTTTTAGATCTGGAACAAGACAATTTAGAGAGATTCAAATGGTTGCTCAAAGATTTGGTTTAGATAGTCCAGTCACAAGAGATTTAGTTGGACAATTATTAACAGAAAGAGCAACGAAAGCAGGAGCGTTAAACTTTAGCGATGCAGGTGTGCAAGCTGCCGTAATGAGTATGGCGCATATGCGTGGTGAAGGTGGAGCCCAAGCTATTTTAAATTCTGTTGCTGGATTACCTATACAGAAAAGCGCCAAGCTAACTCAATCAACTATTGATAAAATCAATATGATGGACCCTCTTGTATTTCAATCTGCATTAAAACAGAAAAGATTAGCTTATGATAAAGCTATATATGGAGATAGAATGGATAGTGTTGTTGTTCGTGGTCAAACAAAAACAGGAAGATGGTGGGATTTGTTTGGCAAAGGCTTAACAAGAAGATACGAAATGGAACAAGAATTATTTAGTGGCTTATCTGTACCAGAATTTAAAAACTTTGCTCAGAATGTACAAACCAGCACTCAAGTAGCTGGTAATCAAGGTCCTAGCATGGGAAATATGGCTGCAATAGCAGGTCTCGGTATATTTGGTGCCTCTAAAGCAGGATTAGGTGGTGGCTACTATGGTCCAATGACAAATGTAATGAGAAAAATTCCTGCAGGATCAAATCTTGGTCGAGCAGCTGCGCCAACCACAGCTGTAGCAGGGTCAGGAGGAGGAGTATTTAGCTCTTTATATCAAAGATTTGGAATTAATCAGCCTATTACTCCTGCTACTCAAGCACCAAGAGCATCTGGTATAGCCGCTGGATTATCAAGATTAGAGCCTAGACAATTAGTTAATCCTGCAGAAGCAGCAAATATATTAAATTATGCAAGAAGTGGAGCCTTACAACCACAGCCTTCTTTACTTAGCCGTTCTCTCTCTAGTTTAAAAAATGCTGGTGCTGGAGCCGCAAGACTCTTGGGATCAGCAAGGGGATTAGTAGGCGCAGATTTACTTTTAAATCCTAGTGTTGCAGGACCAACTCCAGGATCTGGAATAGGTTATGAAATTGAGATGGGATATAGAGATGCTACTACTGGACAATTGACTCCATTAGGCAGGAGAGTTTTAAACGAAGGATCAACACCATATGGTGGACCATTGATGATTGCTGATCCTAGATCGCCCACAGGTGATGCTATAGGATTTAGAATATATTCCCCAGCAGATTTAGGATTATCTACTGGAAAACAAGGAAATGATTTTTACGCTTCTGTAGGAGCTAGTTTATCAAGAGGTCAAAAAGGATTAGAAAGATTTGCTCCATTTTTTGGCCCTAAGAATAATGATTATTTTAGATTTGGAAATACTGCTCCTGCTTTCACTGGAAAATCAACTTATGGAGAATATGGATTTAAAAATTATTTATCATATTTAGGTTATGGTGGATCTAATTATGGATTGGGATTACCAACTAGAGGATTATATACTCCAAATGCATTAAGCCCATATTCTTTTGCTAGTAGATACTTTAGTGGTTTTGGTGGTTTTGGTTCATTTGGAATTCCATTTGCAAGTAGTAATTATTTTGGTACAGGAAGTAGATTAGGTATTCAACCAAATTGGGTAGCAAGAGCTACTGGTGGGCCAATCTATGGCGGTTCCTCTTATAAAGATGATGTTCCAGCTATGCTTATGGGTGGAGAATATGTAATTAGAAAAGATGTTGTAGATAGAATGGGAGAGCCATTCTTTAATCGCCTTAATCGTGGACAAATATCTGGTTTTGCAGAAGGTGGACCAGTAGGCACAGGTCTTCCATCTATTGGCACAGGAGTCGGTGGTAATCAACAAGACAATTCTAAAACTCAATTTGTAGAAGCTTTATCTAAATTGCTTAAAGGATTAGAACAATTGAATCGAACTGTAGAAGAGCAAACTAGAGAGATGAAAGACAAAACTGAAACTGAAGTTTCTCGTACAGAAGGAGAAAGTGCTGGAGGTGGCGTAACTAATAATATTAACATTAATGTAAGCGTAGATCAGAATGGCCAAACCACAGAAAATAGTAAACAAGAAAGTCAAGACCAAGGTGGAGATGACATGTCTGATCAAGAAAAATTCAAGAAGACACTAGAGAGATCAAGAGTACTCGCAGAATTACTTAGACAGCAGATATTAAAGGTACTTGTAGAAGAACAGCGTCCAGGCGGAGTACTCTATCAAGGGTCTAAGGGTCGTGATCTAGGGCGTTAACAACTTTCGTTATTATTAAATATAAATGTTTGTTCTATTTTATCGTTACTCTTATCTATCATGTATATTCTAATACCAAAAGTTTGTTGGTTATCTATCCAAGAGCTATATTGATCTGCTATATTATCAAAAAGGAATTTACCTCTCTTAGAGAAGCTCATATCTGGAATAGAGATATATAAAGGATAATTTTTTACAATATCATCAAATACATAACTATCTATTATATCAGAAGCTTTCCAAGATATATTATTCACATCATCAATTTGTTTCATATAGACTATTATTTTATATAAAGTTACATTATGCTCTGGATATAACACTATTCCAAAATTTAAATCATTAGATGGTACGGTTGGTTTTCTGTATTCTATAACATGATTATTAGATGAGTAATCTAGAGCTTTATATCTCCAATTTAATGATCCTAGAACATAGTTATTTGTTCCACCTATTTTACCAAATTGATAATTATTATCCTGATTAGCTGGATATTTACTTAAAATATAGAATTGTTTATATGGAACTCTTCTGGTTAAGATATTCGTTTCTTCTACGCAACAGCCTTTTAAGCAATCTGTTTCATTATTTAATATGCTATACGGACATTCTTTTAATATATTAAATTGATTATTTTCAAAGTCTGAAGCTATTAGGTAAAAATCTCCAAAAAATGGCTTATCAAATTCATCTTCAATTACTTTAAATCTTGTTGGATATACTAAGAAAGATATCATCTTTTTAGAATCAATGATAGCTTTAACATCTACATTTTGCCCAAATAATACTGGATCTGTATCTATTCCGCAAGAAGAAACAAATTTAGCTACAAAGTAATGATAATTTACTCCTTCTATCTCTTTGATTCCTTTTTCTAGGATAGTGTCTGTTCCAGATATGCCTTGAACAATAAAGTCATCTGCATCTGGTATATCGAGAATAAACTCTACAATCGCATAAGCATCCTCTTTTTGTATGCCAACGCTTAATAATTTCACACTAACAATATTTTTAGATTTAAAGTAATTTAAATCATTATTAATGCTTTTAAAATCTGCTGTACCTGGTGATTCTACATCCCCAATATTTCCTGGATCATAAACTCCCAAGTATGAAGGGCTATCATTAATTCCAGACGTTGGAACATCTTCTGGAGATAAATATTCACCAGTATTTAAAGAGTTATATTTATAACTATCTAAGCACCTATATGTAGTTTTATATTTAACATCACTTGGAAAATTACCATCAATTTCAGCATTTGCTTGAGGAAAATAATCAAAAAATTGAGGCCCTGATCCAACACCATCTCTATCAAAATCTAACATTCTTGCCCCATATTTATTCAAATTATCATTTCTATATTTTTCATTTGGCCAAGCTATGTGAGGATAACTTTCTGGAGTAAAGAAATAAACTAGACCTTGATAACTAGCTGCAATCGTAGATGTATAATTTTTATTATCTTTAATGAATTTATTTAATGTTACATACTTATCTATAAGTGAAGTATTATTAATATAATACAATATAGATTGTAAACTATATCTTGATATTTCTAAATATTCTGATAAAGCGTTTGCTTGTAAGCTATTTAAATAATATACTTTAGCAGAAAATATATTATCTTTTAATAAAAGACTATCTGGATTAAGATATGTTGTTAAACGATATTTTGATTCATTTTGGCTATCTATGAGATCTATTTTATAATTCTTTTCTGTATTTGAATCTATCTTATCAAGATTTCTTAAGAATATAAATTCATCATAGTATTCTTTATCATTTATTACATTAATATTATCTTGATATTTTTGTGGTAATATTATGATGGAATTTAAGCCTATATCTATTGGTAACTTACCTTTAATATCAAATATCATTTCGTTATCTTGTCCACGACTATAGTTCTTAAACATATTAATTATATCTACGCGAGCAATGCCTTTATGTTGAATTTTAAGAATTTTATAGCCATCTTGATTGGTATATCTTTCTAAATCACTATTATTATTAACATTACCTCCAGCCGAGGAGAATCCATCTTCATCTATAACTTCTGAAACAATATAATAAGAATCATAATGTCCAGGCTCTTCTATTTTAACGAAATTTTTTGGCAATTCGCCAGATTGACCCGTAGCGTTTAATATTTTATTTAAAAATGTTCCAGATGTGTCTTCATTTGGATTAAGTAAAATAGTATTAGAATCGTCAATTCCTTCGACAAATTTCGCATTAGCTTCACTAAAAGATCTAAAGTTTAACTCATAATCAAATATAAAATAACGATCATTCTCTGGAGGTAAGGCAGAATACTCTCCAGTGCTATAAATTCTAGTATTAGATATAGATATAGAATTTGCAGAAAAGCTTTTATCTATAGTTTTTCCTAGCGAAGAAGCAAAGTAGACGTCGTTTGAATAGTTTCTTAATAAGCTCTGGTCAAATAATATACCGCTATTATTTTCCAGTGCTGGGATTACTCGATTATATACGCCTAATTGTTGATTTCTGAAAGTTCTACTAAAGTCTTTAGTAAATATTTTTTCGTTTATTTGAACTTCTTCTACTGCGGGTGATATATAATTTATTTGATAGCCTATTAAACCAAAAGGCATTTCTGTAGTTGCTGAATTTTGATTTAAAACAGGAGTCATTCCTCCAGATATAATTCCAAAACCTAAATCCTCTTCTCTATCATAATAGTTTAAATTTTGAATGTTTATTTCTTTAATTGGTTTCTGATGTGGAATAATTCCTGTATATAATATGCCTGTAGATTCCAATCCTTGAGTATTTTGGCAGAAGATAGTTAAATAATGAAGTCCTGTTGTCTCTGGTATATAATAAAAATATTTTTCTTCTTCGCTGTAATCAATCTGACCTATAAGGTATCTATTATCATTGCTATCTGGCTCTATACTATAATTATCAGTATCTAAATATATATTATATGATTTTATATTCTCTATGTTTTCAATTGGTTTTAGATTGACTCTAAATCCTTTAGAGTTCTTAGTAATATTTACTATATCTATTTCTACTAACGGTAATTTTGTTGGATTATTCATATTTATACATCATCTGCTAATGAATATTTTAGCTCATCATATTGAAGTGCTGTAACTTTATATCTGAACTCTTCTTGCTCTTCAATATCTAGAATTCTAAATTTTTGAGTTTTATCTATATGAGGCTCTAAATAAGCCCCAGGATAAGGTGAAAGATTACTTAAGCCTGTTACGCTTGGACTTGATCTGTAATCATATTGATCTGGATCTAACTCTAATGTCCATACAGTATTGTTTAATAACGTATGATTTTTAGTATCTAAGTTTTGCCCACCAAAATATATTTTTGTATATCCTTCATAATTTCCTCCAGTTTCTGGAAGAACAAAATTCTTAAATATATTATTATCATCGGAAGGAGTAAGAGGCTGATAATCTGAACTATAACTAATTGTCTGTATCTGTTTTCTTCTTATCAAATCCGTTGATATACCCGATACAAGACCTATGCCATCTAGATACATTGGGCTTGTAATTATTTCTCCTGTTATTAAAGCATTTCCTGTTTCTGTGCCTATCTCAATATTTCCTGCAGGAGTTAAAACATTAAAATTACAAGATTTTATTGCATTTAAATATCCAGAGATATCTGTATATTTAATATCAAGAATAGCAAAACTTTGATTTAGCTCGTATGTTCTTCCGCCAAGAATTTTATTCTGTCTATTTTGATCTTGGATGAAGACTATATCTCCTGGTTTTAGATACATAGCAGGTAAACTAGTCTCAAAACTGACCAACTCCGATTCTAGATTTTCTGATAGTAATGTCCATTTACCGAGTCTTTCGGCTTGACCTTCGCTTGTGCAGCCAAAAGCACTAACTTCTATTTCTCTAATACCAAATCTAATTAAGCCTTCTCTACTCTCTACGTATTTAACGGCAGGTTTATAAAAGTTTTCTTTATCATTATATCTCACTAAAGCTACATTACGTCTAACTCTTTTGCTTGTATTGCTATATGTAAATTCTCCATCTTTTACATTGCTGTTATTAAATATATAGATTGGGTCTTTTGGACGGTCTTGAGATGTAAATATAAGTCCAGCATTATAATATACTATTGCTCGGAATATACTAGCCATATCATTAACCACTTTATATGCGTCTTCTCTTGTCGATATAAGAACGTTACAGGTGAATCTAGGCTCTAATCCTCCTCTGCCATCACTTACAAGTTGATCGCAGTATCGACTGATCTCATATAAAGTCCACTTATCAGTTAATTTTGGATCAACATAGCGACCTAATCCATATCTTCTATTTGTTAGGATATCATAGAAACACCAAGCAGGGTTATCTGTCCAAGCTAATTTAAATGCGCCATTCCAAATACCATCATACGTTCTAGAAAATGGATTATAATTAGATGGTACTTTCACTCTTAACATTCTAATATCATAAGCTCTTTGAGGTATACTACTGAAAAATCTTGCGTCAAATGTGGTTAAGATTCCAGCTGTTGATGGTAAAATCAAGAAGTCATTATATATTTCTGTAATTGAATCTATTGCAGATTTTAATACAATATTTTGATCTACGCTTTCTTCATAAGTTGGTTCTACTTCGATTTCCCATCCTATTGTATTATCATTAGACTTTAAATTTAAACCTGTCCATTCAAATGTCTCAATATATGGTCCTTGATTTAATTTTCCTGCCATGGTCAAAGTAGAGTAGTCTGCTCCAGAAGGCGTTTTCACTACAGTAACTTGCATGCCTTGATTATTCGATCCTTTATCTATTCTTTTTAGATACAAATTAAATGTCATTACTTGACGATCTATTCTGCCGCTAGTAGTATTTTTAGACGCATCATCTGCAGACTCCCAGATGGTCAAATCAACAATCTGTTTAAATAAACTGATCCCTTTAATATGAAGCTTAATTCCATAAAGATCTTTATTTAAAATTGTTAAAGACTTTTTATATGTTCTTGTATTCTTATCTTGGAAAACTCGTTTTCCAAATAATTTGCTTCCAACAACTTTTGTGCTAGTTAATCTTTTTGGTAATTTAACATTTTCAGAAATTGTTGTATTATTTGTGGCGTTAATAGCTTTAAAGGTGGGAACATATGCACCATTCTGAGCTTTTTTCGAGTAAAATTCTTCTTCAAGAGTTAGCTTACTTAATTCATCTGTATTAATATGTCTTGGCGAAGATCGACCATTATCGAAATTCAATCTAATGAATTCAAAATTTAAACTACCGTTCTGTGGATATGTATTATCTGCCAGAGGAATTTCATTCCAATAAATAGAACGAATCAAAGCGTCTACTCCTGCATAAGGAATTATTTTAACTCCATTTCTATATCCGATATCTCCTTTTACAAAACCAGGATTTGGTTTAATTTCATAATCTACAATTCCTTCTATTGGACCTTCTCCTAGTACGTCTAAAATAGATATATTAGTTAAAGAAGTAATTCCTATATCTTTTGTATCTTTTAATGAGTTCGTATAACGATATCCATATTTTTCTACTTTATACTCGTCTCCAACTCTAGACACTACTGTATGACAATTAGATGGTACATTTCCATTTGTTAATGTAAAGTTTTCATTATAGCTAATTCTGCCTTTTCTTACCCATCCTTTCGCTGTATAAATCTGACATCCCCATTTACCACACTGAACAGTGCCTATCTTTGGGCCTCGGTATGCGCCATTATGAACATAAATATTTTCTGCAATATAATTATGTAAATTTTCTACTTCAATATTATATACTATATCAAAACCATCATGGTCCAAGTTTAAAATTTTAACTTTTTCATTATTTAAAGATATAATTTCATCTCCTACCTTTAGATCATTTAAGAATAAATAGTCGCCATTTGGAGTAAGGAATCCATGACTTTTTGTAGTTTTTAATATCGTACCATTACTTAATGTAACTTTAACTATTGGAAATAGTTCTTTATCGTGATCTGTAAATTCTGACACATTGCAAGAGATTAGATTAAATTGTTTATCATATCCATATACAACATCTCCTTTTTTAAAGTCCTGTATTTCTTTTGCTCCTTGTGGAGTTAAAATTTTAGTCCCTTTAGCGAAACAATTACCTTGATAAGAACATGAATATACGTCGCCTCTTTGTGGGTTATATGTACCATAAAACATTGCAAAACCTTGATTTACATAATTAAATGAACATACATCCGCAAGTCTTACTGTAAATGTATAAGTTCTTGCGTTTTGTTTAGGAATTCCATTTGGATACTTTAAGAGACCACTTTTGGATAATCTTGTTGTTCCGAACTGAGTCCTACATGTTGTAACTTTACCAGTTAAAAACTCTGTAGAACTTGTCCCTGTGTTTACAATAAACGCAATAGGAGTAACAGAGCTTATCGTATATAATCCCGTGGGTAATCCAGATCCAGTCTGAACACTTAAATAAATAGATTCGCCATTAGAGAAGCCGTGATCTTCTTTTGTTATTATTGTAGCTGTTGTACTTCCTGCTGATTTCCTAAACTCTCCTTCGAATGGTCTTTCTAAAGTTCCTCCACCAGTAAAAATAACTTGATGTTCTAAATTATCTGGACTAAAAGTTATTGAAGGAACATTTTCGGCAGGATTTGCGCTCAAGCTCGTTTTTGCGCAGGACTTTAAAATCAAATCTACATCTTGTCTAATTGGTTTTGAAGCTGGTCCGCTCCAACTTCCATCGCTTGGAGGAGCATAGCAAACATTACCTACAGCATCTACTTGGGAAGCACTACCATAAAGAACATCATAATATCCATCAATTTTTATCCCCCATTCTTGATCTCTTCTATTATTTGCTGCAGATGGATCATTTACAGACATCCAAAAACATGATTCTGGATCTTCTCCTACTCCTAAATTAAATTCTATTGGTCCTACAGTCTTAACGCTTGATATCGTACCTTCAGGTTTACCGTCTTTTCTTATAGTTGGAAATTCGCTTCTATTTATTTTTTTAAATTGTATAGTTTCATCCCCTCGCGTATACATATAAAGAGATATTTTATTATGTCTGATTGTGCTGTAACTATATTTTGGCAAATTAATTTCTTCGGCTTTTACATTGCCTTGTCTGTTATTGTTATCTTCATAATCACCAAAATTAAAAGTTAATGTTACTTTACTTGATGTGCCTTTTGCATTGCTACAACTTGCGTAAGCATAAAATGTTCCAGCATGTTTTGGGGTTCCTGTTATTTGATTTTTAGAAGCATTAAAAGATAAACCTTCTGGTAGAGATGAAATACCTAGAATTGTATGTTTGTTATTTAAACCTGCTAAAGAGTCATTAAACGCTTTACCTACTTCTCCAGGAAAAGTCTTAGCAGATATTGTTGGCAATACAGCGCTACTATTAAGATTACCATATAATAAATTTAAACTAAAATTAACTCTATTACCTGCGTCTGCATTCGGGCCAGATATTCTAAAATTTAATGATACAGTTTTAATATCTCCTCCAACCGAACTGCTTACAACGCCAGAGATAGTTTTTGTATTTTGATTATATGATAAACCTAAATTAGTCAAAATATTTAACGAGTCTGTAGTTAATCCTGCGTAGAATTGACTAGCACTAATATTAGTGGTTAATGTATAAGAGAAGCTTTGCCCTCTAAATGCTGCAGCCGTTGGAGCGCTGGTTACATGGATTGGATCATTACCAGAGGAATCCCTACATTTAATTGTAAGACTCTTTTTTGCTACAAATGTTTCTAATCTTCCTCCTAAGTATCTATTACCATTTAATGTAGAAACTATTATGCCTGTAAAATATCCTACATAGTTCACAGTATTTTTTATTAATGGAGTCGTTACATCTGTTATCGCGCCAAATCTTAGTCTATCTGAAGTTCCTGTTGCCGCAAGCACCCCAAAATCTGAGTAAGAAAGAGCAGAGGGAGTTTGACTTGTCGTGACATTAAAAGAAAAAGGTTGGCCAATTTGAGCCGTTGTTGTAGCTGAATTTGTTATTATGGCAGGTAATAAAGTTTGTCCAGGTGTTCCAAACATTACAAGTCCTTGCGTTAAACTCCATACGAACCAAAAGCCCTGACCACGGTCAATGCCTTTAATAGAAATAGGAACTCCTTGTCTTGGCGTCAATCCAGTTGTAGAACTACTACTAAATATAGGATTATAAGCATCAACAAGATCACTTACATCTGCTAAAGATGGATCTGAACTTAATGGTTTACCAACATCATTATAAACAGTATATCCATCAAAAGAGATTCCATTTACTCCTCTCCATGAAAGACCTTCTATATATTTATTTGGATCACAATCTTTACATTTTTTTGCCATATTAATTACTCGCTAATGAAGATTGAGATAATGAGTTGCCTTGAATATCTTGAATATCTATTGGATATCCATAATGATTAAAATAAAAGCTTTTTGTTGGATAGTTCTTTTCTGCTGCTCCTTCGCCTATTGGAGCTTTGCCATCGCTCTCATATTTATTTTCTCTAGATTGCATTCTGTACAATTGATCATAAGAGCTAAAAACTTGATGACTTCCAATAATTAAACGCCCATATCCAATTGGAATAGGACCTCCTTCACCAACAGTATTAACAGGGCCATTGAATAGATAAGAAGGCTCTCCTCCTCCACCATCAGGTGAAGCTTCAAAATCTGCCGATGGATTCGCTATCGCTTGTGGACTTACCATTGGGGGTGGTTTCATTAAAAGCATGGACACTCCTAATGCTACAAGACCTAAGATCGCTGGTGCTAGAGCCATAAATAGACCGCCCAGAGCTGGTCCGCCAATTGGAGCTAATATAATGCTTAAGAATATAGCAAATATGCCTTTAAAAGCTCCTCCACCACCTCCTTTACCCCCACCACCTTTTCCACCTCCTCCATTATGCACGAGTATTTCTTCTGCAATATATGTATGATAGTTTTCAATATGCATATTATACGTAGCGTCTTCACCATCTTCTTCAATTTTTTCTATAGGTAATACGTCTCCACTTTCATGAATTAAAACATCTCCAACTTCAAAATTTCCTAATGGCGCAAATCGATTATACTCATTCAGAAACCAATGATTTGCAGTTGCACGAATTATTTTACCACCCCATAAAGTTATCTTTAAAATTTTATTCTTTTCATGTTCAAATTTTTCTTCTATTTTAGATATATGAATTTTTTTATCTTTATCGAAAGCGAACACTTCATCTCCTTCATTTAGATCTTCTATTTTCTTTAAGCCTTTTGGGGTAGATATTTTAGTGCCAGCTGGAAAACAACCAGATGATCCTCCTCCTCCTCCACCACCACCTGCTCCTTCTAATATTGGTACAATATCTATCGTCTTCAATTGTTTACCAAAATCCATGTACATCTCAGATTGAGCGACCAATCTAAAATGGTCTTTTTTAACATCTTTTAACTCTAAAGGCATATCTTCTGCTTTAGGGACCCACAATGGTCTATTGTTAATTAATATTTCATATTTAGCATTTTGTTCCGCTTGATTTATAAAAAATTTAGTTAATTTTTGAGTATTTGCTTCTATGGCTCTAAAAGCCTCTGCGACTGTAGAAACGTCTAATTCCCACTCTTCGCCAACTTCTTGGCCCAAATTACCATGTAATTTAACCTTTACCATTTTCTAAACTCCTATGCCTTAAAACATAACTTGTATGTTTTCTATAAAAGTTATCATATATATTTACACAAGAAAAAGAATTAAAAGGTTGATGTAAGATAAGATTATCCCCTATATATACTGCTGCATGAGTAGGGTATTTTTCAGATACAGAAGGGAATAACATCATAATCCCATCCGACTTTTGCATCTTAACATTCTTATCCAATTTTAAGAATCCCTGCTCTTTAAAATTATTTTCATATAAATCTTTAATATCTGTTAGATTCCTTGGATATATTATATCTCTTGGGAACTCTATTGATATCTTTTCTTCATTCCAGGCGTATTCTTTCATTAATGTAAAGCAGTCTGATATTCCTAATATAAATGGTTTTCCAATGTATTTATTATTCTGCTCTCTTGGGGCATAAAAATTAAATTTATCTAATTTAACATTATATAGTATATAATATATATTATACATATTACTGTTATTTTTATCTATTTCGCTAAATTCTAAACTATCATTTATATGAGAGTGATAGCACGCGGTTACTTTTCCTAAAGTTGAACACTTTATATAATCTTGAGGTGATATAGAAAAATTATTTTTTCTATCGTTTGCATAATTTTTGCATGGAAATACATCAAATTTATAATCTTTTTCATTAAAAAATATTAATCCACAAACCTCTTCAAATCCTCTTTTATTTGCTAAAGATTTGATAGCATTTTTAATCTGGGAATTAAATTCCATGTTAAGGGCCTTGTGGTCCTTGTTGTGATTGATACTTACCTTCGACAGAGGGAAATCCACCGAATGGCAATATCCCTAATAATTGTTTTCCATTCCTATCTTTTGGAGAGCTTATATTGCTTTTAATAAGTTCATCATTTACTACAACTGTAGAATTTATTACGTTAGAGAAAGATTGAAATTGATATATACCTTGCATTTCAAATGGTATAAAATTAGGATTTTGACTCCATCTTTGTCTGCATGCTTTTAAAGTTTTAGAACAAGTATCCGACTCCCAATACTCTGAATTTGGAGGAGCATTTAAAGAATCTGATAAATGATTAGTTTTGCAAACAAAATAATATTTAATTTCATTCTTTTCTATATATACATAATTTGATCTTACATAGGATACATCTTGCCTCCAGTATCCTTTATCTATCCAATTAGAGCCTATATATGTAGTAAATAGATTATCTGCTGCATCTGAAACTGGTGGGGCGCTTTGTAATCCAAATACTTTTTGATCTTGAGAGACAGGCATTGTACTTGCTGCGCTAGTTCCTGTAGATGGAGATATAACACCAACTACATCTCCATATACTCCAGAATGTATTGGCATTAGTCTATCAAATCTTTCATAAACACATCCTTCTCCTCTATAAGTAAATGGGCAGTTTTTAGATAAAAGTATTCTTCCTGGCAATTTAATTCCCTCTATATCTAGTAGAGAAGCTAGTTCATAAACAACATTGCTAGAGTCTTCTTGAATTTTTCTGTCTATATAATAAATATCTGGCGTCAACTCCACTTCATAAGTTTCTACATTCTTAGATAAAGAATCTGTTATAACTTCTCTTGCTAGATTATGATAAGCTGTATACATTTGAGGAATTCCTGTTGGAAGTAAATCTGAAGCCATATAGTCTGTAACAATTAAATGAATATTTTGTGTCTGTAGTTGAGAGTTGTCTCCTGTATGAGCAGCAACAAATGTACATCCAGTAGCAGTAATATTTTTTATATGTTGATTATAAATAAATCCTGCATTTCCCCATGTATTAAATAAAATTTTTGGAGTATAATCAAAATTTCTTGGAAAGGTTATATTATATTCTCCAGAAGTCGCTGTGCCAAAATTATGAGAGATTTTTGCTACAAAGAAATTTGTATCTTCATTAACGTATGGATTGGTGCCTGTGTACATTCCTGTTGGAATTGTTAAGTAATTAATTTCAAAAGAGCCATCGATATTTTTTGAGTAATTTATAGTAAAACTTGATGTTGTTTGATTTGAAATAGAATAATTAAATTTTGCTGCATTTGTCTCTGATAATGGCCTAAAGGATACAAAGGTAGCAAGCTCATTTGCTGTAGCAGCATTAATTGTAAAAGGATAAGTTATTGTTGAATTTGCAGAATTAGATAGTGTTACAGAACTAGAACTACAAACTGGCTTTATCAAACTTCCATCTGTTGTTTTTCTGTATTCTTTTTCTGGATCATTGATCGCAAATGTATAATTTGTAGAAGACGCTGGGAATATAAAAATATCACTTGAGAATGAATCTGTAACATCTTCTGAATAGGTTATTGCTTCATTTATAAATAGATTAAATATATCTAGAGATTCTAAAGAATAATTATAAGCTTGTAATTTAATATCTAAAGTTTTTAGTCTATCGTCAGTTCTAAAAGACATAAATACTTTATTGTTAAGGCTACTTCTTTTAAAGAAATAAACAAGCCATTTCGAGAAATCTATTGGCGCTCTCTCTAAAGATCTTATAGTAAGAACTTCTCCATCTCTAGAAGCCCATGGAGTATCTGTAAAAGTATTAAAAGGATTTATTTTACCAGGAAAATTATCTGGACTTAAATATCTAATAAAAGTTTTTCTTCTTGTTACTTTAGATCCTACAATATCTTTTAATTCATTTATTTGCATTCGAATATATTTATAAAACGAATTGAATTCATCATCTAAGAACTGACTGGAAAATTTTACTTTAGGTGTTGGGATTGTGCCATTTGATGTTATATCAAATTGTTCACCATATACTGGAAATGGGTAATAAAAATTATCTCTCCATTTTATAACTCCTCGATTTATATTAAATAAATTAAAATCATTATGGATTCTTATCACTCCATCTTTCACTGGGCCATTTCTGCTGGGATAAGAAATCGTTGCAGGTTTCATTTCATTAAGATCTATTTCAAATAAAAATATTGGCGTTGTTGGTTCTATCTCATGTATATGAGTATTAATAGACCTCTGCGCTTCAAGAGCCTTTAAAAAATATTCGCTTGGCTGAACTATCAAATTTGGATTTGGACCCATTCCCATAACGTTTACCTTTTAACTTTCATTAATTAAGCTGAAACTTCTTCGAACTTGGCTCTTATAGAATAATTTTCTTTGAATGTAAAATTTGTTTCCCACTCTCTGCATACATATCTTGTTCTATAAGTTAAGTCTGCATAGATATCTCCAGGATTATAAGCAAAAGATTTAATTGCTGATTTTTCTTTTAAGAAATGTATAATTGCTCTTGCTTCACGCGAAGTTCTTTGATCAAAATTTAATTGTAGCGTCTTTAAATCTGGATTAATACTTTTAGAAACTCTTTGTTCGTAACCATTTCCAAACCTGATAAGAGTAACAAAAGGCTTATGTTGAACTACGGAAGTGTAAGATGGAGTCCATATAAATTTTGGAACTTTTCTTCCATATGTTAATCTTATAATTCCTCCCCAATATTCGTTGCCTGTGTCTGTACCTGGCTCAGATGCTGCGGTTTTAAAATGATCTTTAAGAGCGTACCAGAATTCATTTTTATATTTTACGATATCATTTTTTAAAAAATTATATGATAAACTTCTTTTTGCCCAATCTATCATTAAATCATTGATAGAATTGCTATCTTCTTGAGCTATCTGATTTAATGTTGGTCCCATTCCCATATAATTTATCCTTGATAATTAAGTATCTTATTGATTAGACCTTGCATATCTTTTAAATTAATTCTAACTTTCTGACCTTTTTTATAATAGAACAAAAGATCGCTAGGATTTATTGTAACGATCTGAAATCTTTCCTTTGCCCAAAGAAAAGCGAAATTAAGATTTTCTATCTTAAGATCATCAATATTTTCAGTTTTATCTACTAAAAGTTCGCAGTAATACACATTTCCATCTGGACGATCTATATAGAATTTTGTTATTTTATCTACATTTGGAATGTCTGGATGAAGATATTCTGGAAAATCAGTGATATCGTTTGTGTTTAGCCTCCTGATAAAAACAGCTTTAATGATTTGATTTAGTTCATTTCTTTCTACTTTGACTAGATTATTATCTAGATACCATTTAAGCCACTCTTGAAAAGATGGCATTTTCATTTCCTCTACGTTCTCACTAGACAAAAAACTATATAATTCCTTATAAATACCTTCCATATATCCTTTCTCCTTTTATATCATAATTACACTTAAAGGGGTGTAATTTATACTAAAGGTACAAGGTATGTTATCAAGGTATACAAGAGAATATAATCAGATTTTTATAGACTCAAATCCTATAACAGGTATACAGTCTATTGCTTCTAGCTATGAGTCACCTTTAGAAAATATAAGATATCTAGGCCAAAATGATAATATATTAAATAATGTTCCTATTGGTTTATTTGTAGGAGCAGTAAATCTAGAAGCTTTGCTCGTTAATTCTGATCCTTTTATAAAATATACTGGAGAGCTTCCAGCCAATATCATGATTCAATATGAAAATAATAAAATCATTATGAATAGCGGTTATCTAACTGAATATAATTTCGATTGCGGTATAGGAACAATACCATCTGTTACGAGTAAATGGAATATTTATAATGAATTTGGTAGTGGCATAGCTAATTCTTTACCTTTTAGCATAGACGAAAGTAGACTAAACATAGTCAATCCAGGAGATATAGAGATAAATTTCTCAGAGATAGAAAGAGAAAAAGTTAATAACCTTAGTATAAATGTAAGATCAAATAGGCTGCCAATCTATGATGCTACTGATTCTAAGCCTAAAGAAGTAAAACTACAGTATCCAGTAGCAGTAACAGTAACATATTCTATATCTTTAAATGATTATAAAATGAAAAATCTATATGATTATCCACGAAAAAAGCATAAATATGACTTTACAATTAATTTAAAGAAAAACAATACTAATACTATTATTAATAGCTTTCAAATAAACGATGCTTATCTCATTAAAGAAGACTACAATACAGACGTAGATGGAAGCGCTTTAATGCAATTAACTTATAGTAGTACTATAACTAGATAGTGTAATTTTTATATGGTAAAAGGAGCAAGGAAATGGCAAGAATATATTACGATCAGTGTGAGATAAAAATTAACAACACGGGTATTTTAGCTGTATCTGCTAATTTTACATCTGATGTTACTTTGGGACCAGTATATACATTAGGAAAAAGAAAGCCTTTTAAAAGACAAATTACTACTGGACCAGCAAATAGCACATTTCAAATCTCTTATTTAATAAACCCAACAGGAGATCCCGCATTTAATACTGTAAAGGAAGTCAAAAGTTTTATTGCTGCTCCAACTAATTACAATGGGGTCACGATTGGATTCGCAGGAATAACAGGTGTTAAATGTTATCTAAATAATTATACATTAAGAATCGAACCAAATAATGTAGTTACTGCTCAAGCAAGCTATATAACTTATGAGCCAGTTATAACAAATACTCTTTTCCAAACTCCTCGTAATATAAATAATCCAAACACTGCTTTAGCAGATAGCATTGCTCATAGCTCTAAGGTAGAATTAATTTCTGGTAGAGGGGTATTTGCGGCAAATACTGTAAGTGAAGTGAGAGCAGATCTTTATAACTTTACATATACTTTCGCTTGCAATCTAACTCCAATTTATGCATTAGGTCAACAAACTCCTATAGAGGTCAAACCTATTAGAGCTCAAGAAACTGTTAATATGACCGAAAACCTATTCCAAAAATTAGTTTATACTGGCGAGAATATACCTTTAAAGATTAATATGTCTGGCTTATTAGATACAAATAGTTTCACTATAGAAATGCCAGATGCATATGTAAATAATTCTACAGTAGAAGCAACGCTAGATGATATTGTAAAAACAACAAAGACTATTGTTCAATATTATTAATATGTTCTACAATAGTAAAAATGTAAATTTAAAGATTGATGGTCAAGATATCCTGGCTACAGAAGTCCAATTGTCTTATGAAGCGCAAATAGCTCCTTATTATCAATTAGGAGATCAGTACGCAGAAAGAATCGTACCAGAAAATATTATTCAAGGATCTTTAAATTTTAGTTATTACTATACTGGCGTTGATCCTATAAAAAATCTTATTTCAAGAAATGATTCTATTGATTTTGATTACGGTGGAATAAAAGAAAAAGGATATCTTAAAAATTATAATGTAAGATTTTCTCCTCATAATCCAATACTATGCAATGCAGAACTAACTTTATTTCGAGCTCCAACAGGTTCTTTTTCTCCCGTTTACAATAACACAGATATACTTGAAAATGTTGTCCATGTTAACAACATTAGTATAACAAATTTTAACGATCAAAATATAAGTGGATCTTATCTTAGCGCTAATTATAGTTATACTACGGAGATTAGACCAGAGATATACATTGGAGACACTCAAGAAAGAAGAGGAGTTTTTGGTCCAAGAGAAACGAGTCTTAATATAGTATGCGATAATTTAAATCCTTTATTAGAGGTATCTGGTATTAAAGTTGGAGCAGTATTAGGAGTTGCACCTTTTTCGACTTCTTTAATTACTCAGGGATATGCAATTACTGGCTTTTTGACTAAAAAATCATTACAAAGCCGTTCTGAAGAATTGCTAACAAATGAAATTACTATAAAACAATTTAATGTTATAGAAGAAGCCGAGATTTATGGATTTACGCCAACGTCTGGAAGATATAGAGATAAAATTGTAATTACTGGAAAAAATTTTAATTATGTCGCTCGTGTATTTTTTGGTGAATACGAAGCTGATAGCTTCACTATATTAGGCGAAAATACAATTACAGCTATAGTTCCTAGAGCAAGAAATATTAGTAATCAACAAATAAGGATGCTAACTTTAGCATAAATATATGGGACTTATTACTTCAACAGGTTTTTTTAAGTACATTCCACCAAATCCTAAGATTACTTCAATCTCTAGTCCAACTGGAAATCTTGGTGATACTATATCAATATTTGGAACAGATTTAGATTATGTTGATAATCTGTATTTTGGAGAAGATAATCTAAATTTTGCTATATTAGATAATTTTCAAAGAATAGAGTTTCAAGTTCCTTTTGATCCTAACACCGGAGTATTAGAAATTAAATCTAATTCATTTGAGTTAACTGGTAATAATAAGATATCATTTTTACCTATTTTTCAAATTGAAGATTTTAATCCAAAATCTGCTTCCGAAGGAGATACTATTATCGTATCTGGTAAAGTGTTGAACTCTATTATTAGTGGAAATGTTTATGCAAATCCAATAACAGATGATATTCCTTACTATTTTTCTGGAAATAGAAATCTTTTTTGTTTAGACACTTCAAGAAATATCACTGATGGTCCGTTATTTTGCGAAGAATTTAATATAAATTCAGAGATCAATTCTTTTAGAACTCAAAGCATTTCTACTTTTAACTTGTCAAGTGGAAGGCAGATCTATCTTAAATTTGATAAAGCATCAGATCTCAGTCAAAAATATTACGAAGTAAATATATTTGCTTTTCCACAAATAAGACAAGAATATTTTGAATCAAATCAAGTTGCTTTAGCTACAGGCTTTAGTAGTTTTACCGTCAATTTAATCTCTGGATTTCCTGACACTAATTATTCAGTCTTTTATACATCTCCTTTTTCAGGATCCACGCATTATTACTCATTTATTAAAAACAAAACTACAGGTTCTTTTGATATCGAATTTAGTAATGCGCTCCTTAGTGGTGCAGACTTTCGCTATACTGCAATTAAAAATACTGGATTTTTTTACGATAGCGGAGAGTATAAAATCTATTCTTCTGTGGTCCCAGCAGGTTATACTTCTCATGTATTACCTTTTGAGAATAATAAATTATATAAACCATTCTTAATGTCTAGCATAGAAAAGATTGATGGACAAGCTATAGGAGATGCTTATATTGGTTTGAATAACTATAATTTTATAAATAATGAATTTAGTCTAAACATACCTAATGCAAATCCCAGTCATGCTTTTAAAGTAAATTACCTTACAGTTTTTAATAGTGGAACTAATCTGTCTACATTTTTATATGATAGTACTGGATCCTATCTTAAAAAAGGGTATCTTGCTATTGGTAATCAAGATAATTTTCAAGAAAAAGTCCCATTAACTAATATAACAGGGGTTAATAAAAATATTTTAATATTTAGTATCCCTGATACAAATTTTCATATTAATGGTTTGATCGAACTGGTCAACTCTACAGGGATTGCTAAAAAATCAAATATTAATATTGTAGAGACTCCTATTGCAACTCAAGTATTACCTATAGAAGGACGTAGAGGAACAAATGTAATGATTGTAGGAAAAAGCTTTAAAAAGCCCATACTCATTGATGGTACAGGAGACTATAATGGGGTTATAGTAAGATTTAGATATGCAGATAATATCTATTTAGAAAAGAAAAATACATTTGAAGCAGACTTTCTATTGATAAATAAAAATCTATTAAGTGGAAAAATTCCAATTAAAAATATCCCTACTGGTAGATATGCATTACAAATGATTTCTGAAAATGGGAGCTTATTCGAATGAGTGTGTTTTTTACAGTACAGCAGGGCGAACCAACAATTCGAAATCCATCATCGATTATTGCTAGAGATAATAAAACTATTATTATTTCTGGAGAGCAATTTAAAAGAAATATTTTACAAATATCTGGAGAAAATATATTTGACTCTTCCGCTAATTTCTTAATCAACGGTTTAAATAAGCAAAATATTTCTGGAATAAATAATACATTAAGTGAAGATGTTGTTGGTTTTACTATTAGCGGCGTTTCTCCTTCTAAGTATAATGTATATGTTTACAATGATTATGGTAAATCTACAAATAGTTTTGAATTAAAAATCTTAGATAAGCCTCAAATAAGTGGATTTGATGCTTCTGGTGTGCTTCCTGGCCAATATGTTAGAGTTAGCGGATACAATTTAAATCCAGGTGGGAATGTATATTTTATAGATAATTCTGGTTCAATTGTTTCTACATCTTTTGTAGATTCTGGATTATATAGAGTTACTGGATATTCATTAGAGCAGAATGGTACCGGATATCTGCTAAATGATACATTTACTATTAGTGGAATTAAAAATTATTATACAAATTCAAATGCAACCTTAACTATTAATACAACGGGTCTAAGTGGTTCATTAGGAAGTTTTGAGATTACAGATCCTGGAATATTTACAGTACCTAATCTCACCAATAACTTACCTATTATTACAAATAGTTTAGTTGGTACGGGTGCGACTATCAATCTTTTTTATGAGAAGTATGCGAACACAGGTAAATTAGAGTTTTTAGAATTTCAAATTCCATTCAATTTAAGCAAAAATCAAAGTGGAATTGTTGAGAACTTAGAGCATCGAGGTCTAAGCGGAACGAGATTTGAAGGGTTTTATATCTCTGGATATCCAAATATATATGGATTTAGTCCCAGCACCGGCCTTATTGATTCTAGTATAATAACTATAACTGGTGATAATTTAACATTTGTTGACTCTCTAAAAATTGGAACATTCGAAGTAGCAGATTTTACAATAATAGACTCTAGTAGAATAGATGTTGAAGTTCCCAACTATAGTTCTTCAAATTATATATATGTTTCTGGTAAATATGGCTCTTCAAAGAGTTCGTCTATTTTAAATGTATTTTATCCTCCTGTAGTCGCTAGTGGTTTTACTCCTAATGATGTCTTAGCTGGGACTGGAGCTTTAATAACTATTAGTGGAAAATATTTACAAAGAATTAATTATATTAATTTAGGCGCGCAAAATGTTTTAAGAAAAGATATTACAGTTGAATTTAATGGTCGTCAAGCGAGATTTCCATTACCCAATAATTATACTACTACAAAATTAAATATATTTTCCGTTGACTTCCCAAATTCTGGTACTTTAATTGAGTCTAGTGGAACTAATGATTTACTTATTTCTACTGTAAGACTTGCAGACTCAAATGTAAATATAAAATATTTGTCTGGTATACAAGGGGCAAAATATTTAGATGAAATATTATTTTATACACCAAGCGGTACATCAGGCGACTATGGTAATCTAACTAATTCTGAGGTATTTTTCTTGGGGATTACAGGTCATATTGATCAACCAAAAGATTATTTAATAAGTGGTATCAAATTAGAAAATTCTGCTACAGGAATTAAAATTCAATTACCAAGAGAGATTAGAAATCCCCAAGCAAGAATTAAAATTAAAAGAAATAGATTTGGTGATGAATATATACTTCCATCAAATAAGTCTATAGATGTTCTTCCAACTATCTTTGATTGTAGTATTTCTAATACAACTTATAATGATCTAGGATATATTAGAATATCAGGCATAAATGCGTCAAATACAAATCTAGTATATTTTAGTGGATATTCTGGAACGACAAATTTACTTGGTTATAAACCAATAGATAAAATACCTTTAGAAATAATTAGAAAAAATTCAATACAAATTACTGGTAATAATAATAATACAACTGGCTATACAGTAATTGAGGCTAAGTTAGGAGGGGACGTTACTGGATCTGGTGAATTATTCTTATTTAATAACTATTTTGATACTGGAATTGGATATGAAGATTATATAATAACTCAAAATCGTAATGTTCGTGTTGCCGCTATTAGTGGATTCAGACCACCAAATTCTGATATATTTACAAGTCCAGCATATATTACGACTCCGCTAGAAAATGCATTTTTCTATCAAATACAAACTAATTCGAGAGCCACCAGATTTGAAGTATCTCCAACTACGATATCTGGAGTTGGTCAAGGAGATTGGCCGACTGGTATAGAAAATTATTTGAATAGTGCAAATCAAATTTTTGGTCAGCCAATTGTTGGCGGAATCTATTATTTAAAAATCAGAGCTTTAGATGGAGAAAGACCAAACGAAGGAATGATTTTAAATCTTGCCGTAGGATATTCTGGTAGATCATTAAGTGGTCCTGGAATTACTTACCGTGGAGATTGGAAGTATGGAATTGGATATGTAGGCAGTAGTTTAAGAAGAGATATAGTTAAATATAGAAAAGAAGGTGTTAATTACTGGTACGCTGCCTATACAAATCTAGACTCTGAACCTCAAGCTGGAAATCCAAATTGGATACCATTTACAAATGAATTTGCTGCAACTGCTACTCAAGTATTATTAGCTGAAGAATCTAATATTACTAATTCTTTAAATATTGGACAAGAAGGTATCCCAAGTGGATTTATCAAAACTGTTAATGATAAGAATGTAGATGAAGGAAGCGGATTCTATCTTGGCTATGACAATAGATATAATGTGAATAGACCTAAATTTAGAGTCGGTAATCAAGACAATTATATTAAATTTGACGGCGATGGTCTTGATATTTTAGGGCCACTATCTGGCATCATCACGACTTCAAAAAATATAAAAAATGCAAATAATATTGTAAATGCTGATTCTTCTATAGCTTTAGGCATAAATAACAGAGTAATAAGAGGCACAGAGAATGTATTTATATTCGGTACAGATAATCGTATTACAGGGTCTAGAAGATCTAGCATTGTAGCTGGTAGAAATAACGAAATATCTACAGTAAGAGCATTCTTTAGCGATGGCTCTACAATTGGCGGAGGAGAAAGTAATAGAATCCTTGGATCCTTTTGTAATATCGTAGGTGGATTTGGTAATATTGTTGATGCTACATCTACAGGATTATCAACAATCGCAAATCAATTATTTACCACAAGAGTAAGTGGAATAGATAACTTAGTTTTATATCCTAATCAAATTTTTACCAATGAACTTGCTTTGATATTAAACTTTGAAAGTCAAAGAAATATATATCGCACAGCTAAAGTATATGATATTTCAACAACAGACTATACATTAAATTTATATCCTGAATTTGATTCTAATGATCCATCTATAAAAGTATATAACTGGGTAAGTCTTTTATCTCCCAATCTTTATTCTGGATCTTTTGTCCCAGGAGATAACAACGGATCTATATGTGAATTTAAAGTAGGGCGCACCGGTTTAACATCAGGAAGTGAAGTATATCGAATCAATTTTACAGAAAAATTTGTTCATTCTACGGGAATTAACCAATTAGTAGTACTAACAAATGTTATAGGAGATTATGGAATTTATAAATTATCTGAAATTAGTGGCTTAGACTCTAGTGGATTCTATCTAGATTTTCCTGGAACATTAGATGAAGACGTATCTGTGCATTATTTCGCTGGTAATACTGGATATTATACTGGCGTTGATTTTAATGAAAGTTTCGGATTAGAAATTTCTAGACAAAATTTATTTGAGAATCTTATATCTGGTACGGGTTATAGATACGATATTCCTTTAAAAAGAAAAAGTATAAATTTCTTCAATATTTATGATTCCAGTTTTGAATCCATGTATATAGGAGCAATATCTGGCGATTCAAATGATCTAAAAATAGCTCTTGCTGCAGAAATAGATAATAATCAAAGTTATGCTCAAATTAATTCGCTTGGCTTTACTGGACAAATTTTAGATGATAACATACAGGTATATCAAACAGGATTAAACTCTGGAGAAAAAACTTATTTTATATCTTTATTATCTGGTATTCCTAATACAGGATATATTCCAATATGTAATTTAGTTCAGAGTGGAGATGTATCTGAAAATATTTATTTATATTTTATCTCTGGCAAAAATGAAAGTGGTTTTTACTTTCAAACTTCTGACGCATTAAATCAAGACGTTAAAGTTAATGTTAGTATTTACAAAACTGGTAATTTTTCATTTGATAATTCTTTTATAAATGTTGGATCATTAATTGTATCTGGTTCTGGAATTAATGAATTTAATTTAGCCTACCAAACACCACTTAATTTCAATCCAAAAACATTTGTATCCATCGAAAATGTTAATAACGATAACATTTATATTATAAATGCCAAAAATATTTTTAAGACTGGCCTAAGCCTTAAATTATCTGAATCTATAGTAACAGATGATGTATTAAGAGTAAATTACGTTCATTATTCAAACACTGGTCTTTACGCTTTTCATTTAGCTGAAAATCAATTAATTGATAAAGACACATTATTTACAGGAGATATTGTAGTAAGACTTGCTAATAATTTCAATCATGAAATGAAAGTTTTTGGCAAAGTTTCGTCTAGATTAGATGAAACATATTTACATAATATCTATCATACTGGTAGAGATAGCTTTTCATTTACTTTATCTTCGCCTATCACTCCAGCCCAAATGACTGGGCTTATTTATGAATACATGGCATCTGATTTAGATCGAGATTATAATATAGCTAAATCTGTCTTAAGCACATTTAATTATGCTAGATTAGGCTCATTTGGATTTAATGATATTGGAAGTTCTACTATTGGAGGAGGAACTGGTAATTATGTTAAAGGCTTGGTATCAAGTATTGCTGGTGGAGTATTAAATGAAATTATTGGAGACTTTAATTTAATTCCAGGTGGTAGACTTAACAGAATTATTGACATTTCTAATCCTAATGACCAATATCCAAAAAGTGCATTTTGTACTATTTTAGGCGGAAGTAATAATACTGTAACTGGTAATCTCCAGTATACAA